GTATGAATAGTGGACGAAGTGCATCCGCTTGCGCTTTTTCTCATCCTCATCGTACCAATTCCGGCGGATGGCCAAGATGGTTTTTGACGTCAGGTCGATCGTCACGACGTATGGCCGCGCGATGCCATCCTCGTCCCCGAACGGCTCTGGCAGGTCAATGTCGACGTGCATCTCGAGCAGTGTGTGCCGGTCGTCGTCAGACAGCGATGTCTCGTTACCCTCGAGCTCGTCGTATTTTTCTTGGATCTCGCTGCTTTCGGCCGCGGCCGCGGGCAGGTCGACGTCGCGGTAGAACCCGGACACCTGCAGTTTGAGGACCTCGTTGGGGTCCTTTTTCATGATGTGCGTGTAGCGCGGGCAGGACTCGAGGTTTGACGCGCCGTATGCGATGACGAAGTCTTCTGCCGGCACAAACACAGACACCGGCCGCTCCAGCAGCGGGTCATAGTAGACCTTTTTGAACGCGGAGCCCGCCAGCGGCAGCCGGAACGTCATCTGCTCCATCTCGTCGCGATACTCGACCATCTCCTCGGTGATGAGATAGTTTAGCTCGTTCTTGACCCGCACGGACTGCTCGAACTTCTCGCGGGTCATCTTGCCAACAGTCTTGGTGTTTACCGGCCCGGCGGCGGGCATCATCTCGCTCATGGCCTGCGCTTGGAAGCGCACCACAGACTCGGCCAGCATGGGGTGGAACACACCGGAGGCACCCTGCCACGGTATCGTGCGGTCCTCGATCTTCATCCCCAGCAGGTCAAGACCCTTGATATAGGCGCTGGCCCACTCCTTGCGGCTCGTGCGGTCCGACATAAAGTCCGCCACCAGATCGGCCGCCAACGACTGCAGCTCGCCGTCTTCCATGATATCGGCGAAGTTGGTGTCGTGCGGTAGGTCCACGACCTCCCCATCCTCGTCATTCGACAGATCATCACCAAACTCGATGATAATCTCGCCGTCCTCGGTCGCCATCTTGGTGATGTTGGCGTCGTCAGGCATATCGAAATCAAGCGTCTCGAGCTCGGGATTTTCCCCAATTTCAACGTCAAACGGGGTCATTGGTTTGGTCACGGCCATCTCGGGGTCTCCTGCGGAGTGTGTGCTGTCGCGGCACTATAACAGTGTGGGTGTGTCAATAATAGCCCTCCCGCATGGGCAGGGTATACTCTGGCTCGTCAATTTCGTCCGTTGGCAAGGCGATGAAGCCCCCTTGGCGGAACCGCAGCAAGGCCATCACCGTGCTGTCGACGTGGTCATCGTTTGGCCCGAACGGGAACGCAGCCACTTCTTCGACGACCTCCTCGGCCCAGCGCCGGTCCGGCGTCCAGACGAGACCTGAGGATATAATGTCGGCCACGGAGTTGAGACGCACCATCTTGTCGCCCGTGCCCCGGTGCGGGGTGTACTCTTGGACCGGCAGTCCAGTGCGCCGCAGTTCTTGGTAGAGTGCCACGCCCGCAGACTTCTTCTCCACGATGAACGCGTCCGGCTCCCACTCCTTGTAGACCTCGAGTGCTATGCGTTTGAGCTCCGGGAACTCTAGCCGCTCCTTGATCGCATGGAGCAGCATCAGCTGGTGATGCCCCTCTTCCTCGTTCATGAACACACCCCACACCGTCAGCGATGTATAGTCGGCCCGGTTGTGGGTCTCGGCCGCGGCGTCCAGCGAGGCGATGATATAGTCACAGGGCGGGGGCTGGTCCTTCAGCCACAGGCGCCACCACTCCCGCTTCACGATGGCGGCTTCCTCGGACGTCGGCTGCTGCTGATACTGCGCGTTCCACTGATATGTGGGCATGCTGGCCTTGGTGCGCAGCAGCGCAGGGATGTCAAAGAACTCTGGCCACAAGGCCCGCTCAACCGTGTCTCCCGTATCCGGGTCCTCGACGGTCAGAATCGCAGGGAACTCGAAGACCTCGTACTGGTCGGCACCCTCGTTCTTGGCCATGTCGGCCACGACACGTCCAATTAGATCTTGGGGTGCCCAGCGTGTGTGAACTATCGCTACGGTACCATACGGCATGAGGCGGGTCCGCGCACCGAAGGTGAACCACTCATAAGCCTTGTCGAACACGCTGTAGTTGCCGTTCAGGATGTCCTGTTCTGAATTGTGCGTCACGACATAGGACCGGCCGCATAGAAATAGCCCGTCACTCCGCTCAACCGTGAGGCACTGCACCGATCCTCTGGCGCCAGTGTTCTCGACCTCAATGCTACGGGACCGCTTGTCCATAGGAGTCCGGCAGTACCGGGCCTTACGTGGCATCCTAGCGCTGTCTGCCAGCTTCCACATGACCCTGTGGTTCGGCCGCACGGTGGCGTAGCGGCCGCGTGTGTCGTGGTACGTCCGCACCGTCGCCTTGACACCGAGAGAGTGCAGTATCTCCTTGACCCCATCCACAAGCGCCCGGTTGCAGTTGTAGAACCCGGTCTGGCCCGTGGCTGCATTTACCGAGCCGTCGGTGTCCACCAACCCCTGAAGCAGGGCCATGCGCTGCTCCACTGAAGCCGTGAGATAGGCTTCCGGGATATGCTTGTTGTTCAGCACGCCAAGAGCGCGCAGCTGCTTCATCAACCCGAGCACGTTGAACGTAAACCCGTCGGCCGAGTTTGCGGACATATCATACCCGGCCTTCCGCATTTCGCTCTTGATGTGGTCCTGATCGTCGGGGTGGGCTGTCATTTTACCCGAAGATGAGGTGCCGTCACCAAGCCACGCCCCGAGAACCCACGGGTCAACCTGTAACGCCTTCGCGGCGTACTGCACGGGCTGGTGTCGCGGGAGCACCGGGCGGTTTGCCTTCGGCCAATTTGCCAGATACTCGGTTGTGAAGTTATAGACCTTTGCCTTGGACAGGCTGGTGTCGCTATTCACGCCCCACAAATGCGCGGCATCGCAGACTATCTCCTCGCCGTCGCTCGTCACGACACTATAGAGCTCCCGGTCGTGCCATATGTCCGACTTCGCCACAACACAGGTCGGCTCCCCATCCGGCCCGAACACATAGTCCCCGACCTGAACATCCTTCATAGCCTTGAACCCCTCAGTGGTGGGGATCTGAGTGTCGATCTGCAACGCGTGTGGATCGTCGACGAGCAGCAGGTGCGCACCGCGCCCGGCCAAGGCCGAGCCAACGCCCGCAGCGAAGAACTCGCCACCTTGATTTGTGTTCCACCGGCCCGCACTCTTGCTGTCGCTGGCCAGCGCCACATCGGGGAAAACTTCGCGGTATTTGTCCGTGGCGATCAGGTTCCGAATCTTGCGCCCAAAGTCTACGGCGAGATCCGTGGTGTGCGACACCAACATCACCTTGTGAGACGGGTTTCGGCCCATGTACCACGCAGCGTAGTATATAGACACGAGCTGGGACTTGCCGTGGCGGGGTGGGATCGACACGCAGATGCGGTCTTTTCGCCGGGCTTCGATGTCCTCGAGCAAGTTGGCGAGGCGTTTGTGGTGCCCACCCACCTTATAATCGTTCTGCATGTGCTGGCAAAAGGTGATGAGGTCGTTGCGCAGCGTTTGCACGCGCTGGCGCTCTGCGAGGTCGCTGACAATACCCTCGAGTTCCTGAAGTTCGGATTCACTCAGCTGGTCCACGTTGTCCAGCAGCAGGTCGATCTCTTCTTGGCTGAAGCCACCGCCGTCAAGCATCGGTTGCTTCGCCCATATTTATTACCGCGAGGTGTGCGGCGACGCAACTTATGGCCCCCTGCATGCTAAACCCACCTACGGCGCCAACAATTCCATACGCCGCATGGCCTAAACTGTCTAGGTCCACGGTTACTACCCCAGATACTTCGCCGGCTTTGGCGCGATCAAGCAGGTCTTCGAGGTGGGCCACGACGTTCTCAGGCACGATCTTTGGCTTCTCAGCGGGCTGCGTGCCGTGTATGTAAGTGATGTCAGCCATCTATAATCTCCGCGTCGTCGCCTCTGGGCGTCACGTCTTTCAGCTTGGTCAGCTTCTCGCGCAGGCGGGCCCGCAGATCATCTGCGGTCTGGTGCGTCACTGTCACCTCGCTGCGATCGGTGAAGAGACCCACGTCGGTGATCTTGCCCAACAGCTCCAAGGCACGGATGCGGATGCGTGGATCGGGGTTCTCCGTCTCCTGCACAAGCTTGTTCATCACCAAATGACGCACCTGAACGGCGTCTTTCACGATTTCGTGACCGAATTGGCTTAGAATCTCGGCCGTCAACAGCACCGCCGCAGGGGGCATGACCCCGAGCCGGGCCGGAGTGGCCGCATATGACGTGCCCGTGGGGTCTTTTGCATAGGCCGAAGCGAGGCCCGCGGCGTTTTTCTTGTCATGGGGGGTCGGCGATAGGTCCAGACCGTACTCCTCCAGCAGGCGCGCAGCGTTTGCAGCGGCCTTTGCGTTGCGGATGAGGTCCTTTTGGCCCGCGAGGTCGTCTTTGGCGGGCACAGGAACGCCGGAATTTACATCAAGGTGCAGTGCCATGGGAAAAATGTACCATACGGGCCTTATATATAGCAAGGGGGGCCTTTTCTATATTCGAGGGGGTGGGGTGCTGCACTGCAGCATTGTTTTTAAAGGGGGTGGGGGGTGTCTTTTTG